CTTGATGAAGCTATTGCTGACTTACTTAAAAAACATGGTAAACCAATAGACTAGTACCACCTTTCAGCTCAAACAAAGAGGCAGGATTTTACGCCTGCCCTGATGTTTGGTCTGAAGTTTTAGCCGAATCCAGCAAACATGGCTGCAATGGCCATCCCTTCATCCGCTGTATGCTCCCTATCGGGTTCTGCTTCTTCGCCTTCACCACTAGAAAGTCCGAGGAGCCCTGATGCAATATATTTGCCCTTGCTCTTTAAGATGGCCGTTATCTGAGGGATAGTTCGTTCTCCAATCTCGTCATAGCCCATCGAGGTCTGGCAAAGCAGTTCGGTATAAACTTCCCCCCAGTCCAGACCTTCATCGCCCTCCTCCTTGTCCTTCTTTTCACCGGGGGGAAGTAGCGTCAACCCGATATTTTAACCAGCCTGTGCCAAAACTCTTTCAAGTCTGCAACGTCCCAATCAAGCTCTGTCGCTTTTTCCAAGTTCATGGGTTCGCCAGCTTCATCAAACAGATAGCGGCTCATCCACTTGTCAAACTTTGCCCTTTCTTCAGGGGTAATCAAAGAGAAGTATTGAGGACCGAAATTAACTTGGTCGCCTGTAAATTCTGGCTCATCCTTGAGTTTTAACGGCTTAACCGTGTAGTTCTTGCCTTGCACTTCCCAAGGCTCGCCAGTTCCGACCATTGTCGCTAAAGATGCTACCTCCTTTTTAGCCATTACTGATTACCCCCTTATCTTTCCACCCGATAGTCAACAGGTTTGCGACCGGCGCGGGGTTTGAGAATCTTCATAGTAAAGTTCCAGCCTACAGGCTCTCTCTTGCGAGCAGGCGGCTTCAGGTCGCCGGAGACTGCTACAGAGTCGAAAACCATAGTATCAGCCTTAGAGGTTCCTTCATCGTCAGCTAGCACGGCTTTACCTGCAATTATCATTTCAAACACCGGACGATTGCTTTCAGATGGCAGTTCCATCTTATCGGCAGTAGTAGCAACATCAAAAGCCATAGTTACTTCTTCGTTAGCATTTGCAGAGCAGAAGGTAAACACCGAGCCGCTAACAGCAAATTGCCCAGCGGCGGGACTAGCGGATACTTTGACATAAGGAGAATCGGCGGCATCATGGACTACAGGCACGGGGTCAGCTAAAGGAGCGCCTTCTGCGCTAACATCAACGGTAAACGGAGATGCGGCAGGGATTCCCTGAGTAGTGATATGTCGAATAGCATAGGATGAGTTTTCGTCATAAGTAGCTCCCGCTAACCCTGCATACAGCTTAGGCTGAAAAGTAGACAGGTTAACTGCCACCTGCCCTTCCATGCCGTTTGAAAACTCCATATCCCAGTCAGAGTTGCCGTCAGGCAGGGTAGACGATTTTCTGCTAATGGACGGTTCAATGGATTCAACTACACCAACAGACAGGAAGCGAGCACTGTCGCTCCTGCGAATTAGCTCAATGTTACCTGCTTTCTTGTAGATAAGTTTTGCCATAAGGGTTTCACTTCCTTTCAGTTATTTCACAGCGTAGAAGCTGAATCTAGCCCCTACACAAACAAAGTCAGCCATAGTGGGTAATTCCCCTAGCTGACCTTCAAACTCATAGATTCGGTTGTTGATTTCTTGGTTATAGAGTAGCTTTTCTACTCTCGCTATTGCCCGGTAAGCTAAGTAGTCCTGCTTTGCCGGGACGTGACAATCGACTTGCAAAAGCTCATTAGTTACAATGCGGTTTCTAGCGGTTCTGGAAGGTCTGAAATACAAGCAGAGTCGTCTTTCAGCTGTTACGAGGTCATTCCATCGTGACCGTTTGATAACCCTTTCAGCCCTTTGGATAGGCGCAACAGCATCTAGTCCCAGCGTCTTAAGCAAGTCCGCATCATTCAGGAACAGTGTCTGCACCCTCGCTAAGTCTTTTTCTGGCTCAAAACAACGGCATCACCTCCCTAATCCTTCGTGACAACAAAAAACCTTCCCCAAGGGAAGGCTCTTAGTGATTCTTGCCATTTAGCTTGTATGCGACCGTTAAGCATCCATCTAGCGGCGGTTTCAAGTGCGTGTGACGGCGGCTGTGGAAGGAAATGGAGTTCAATAACTCCCTGTGCGGCCAAATACTCTAAATCTAGCCACTGCATTGTTCCTGTTGATGTCTCAGTCTCACCAAATATATTGGTATACTGTCCTTTGGGACGACCTCTTATAGTTGTGTCATGCCTTACGGGATTCCATAGACCACTATTCTTGTAAGCGTCTAAAGCAGGATTCGTCTCGTCCATCAGCGAACCTTTACCGAAGTTATCCATCGCCGCATAAGCTCCGCCAACTACCTTTGCCGTGATGAAATTCCCCAGTACTTCGATTTCATCAGCATGTAAACTGTTAGCACCCTCAGTGGTTAGCATGTGGCTCTGAGCATCGAGTAGGTACTCTGTTTGAAGGACCTTAAGGGTAGCGATAATATGGAGCCTTAGAGCGGCAATACAAGCGGCAGTATCGAATCTTACGCCGATATAATCACCCCCCCCCTAGGCTCTCAGGCTAGAAATGATTTTCTCTGCTTTTGACAGGCATTTCTCTCTAATCTTATCCCAATCTCTCCGATACTTTGATGTGTTGTACGGAGCTACAGCGGTACGGCTTTTAAGAGCTACGCAAATTACAGCGGTTAAATAATACCTAGCTGCTTTCGATAGCTTTTGGAACTTCTCCTCGCTGTCTATCCGTGTTACGTCCTTCATTTTTTGAGTCATAATCATTTTCATGGCTCCAATATTATATTCAGCATCGATAATCGAATCAGGACACAAGGTATCACCCGCCCCTAGCAGTTTACGGATTTCCCAATGATAATTTGCACCCAAGTATTCTGTATACATAGCCTTACCTCCATTTGTTTGTTAAGCCCTCGTATCGCTACCGGCTTGAATACGGACTATGCCTTCAAGCATCAGCGGGTCGATAGCATTTACCATCAGGTTTTCGCTTGCCAATACAACCCTGTCCATCACCTGTAAGCCGATATCGGCAGGCAGGTAAAAGATATAGCGTGACGACTCAAGCAAGCCGGGGTCGTATTGCCTTAAACTGTAAGTTATCACTTGCCCGAAGGTATCAACCGTAGTACCGCTAGGACTCCACGACCATGTTTCCACGATGTTGTTGTCGGCGTCCATCGAGGCGGTAATCCGCTGGGGAGTCAAAACGGCATTAGTCTTAACGGCGAAGAAGCTTAACTCACCACTGGCAACGTCAACATTGACTGATTGAACCAGATACTTGTCAAGCCCGACGGTCATGATCTCGCCGCCTGCTAAAGCCGATTCTGCCCCTGCCAATCCTTCCCATGCTGCATCCCTAACCCCAGGGTCACGAGTTGCCTTGGTCGAGCGTTTCATGCTAACCTTGGTGGCTACTGCCGGATTGCGATTGATAGTAGCGTCCTGCCCATGAGCTTCTAAGTATTTGCTTGCGTAAGACAATGGCATCACCTTCTAACATAGCCCGAAGTGCGGAACGTCAACATAGGCAACGGTGCTAATGTTACCGATAAAGCCGTCCCGCTCAGCTTCGAGCTTTGCTTGCTTTTCAGTCCAGTCAACTTCAATCTCACGCGTGAAGCTTGGGCCTTGCTCTTTTACCGGCAGTCTCGCTGGCATTGAAGGGCAAAGCAGGATAGCACACTCGCAGACAGTAGCGGCCTCAAGGTAGACTAAATCATCACCGGAAACGGTGTCATAGTCAGGCACTACTTTGATGATGTTCGCTTCAGCAATCGCAATAATATCCGGTTGGTTAACATCAGCATCGGGCACGTAAGCCGCATCAACTCCTAGCTTGGAGCGTATGCGGCTTTCATAACCCGTAGCAGTTAGTATCTTATTGGCCATAGGGGAAACACCCCTTTCTATTCAAGGGTCAGTATTCTAGCACCGTCCTTGAAGATTTTACGGAATCCGCTATTCTCAGATATGGTCAGTATCTGGGTCTGGTTGCGGATAAACTTGTCAGCTTCGCTAATAGTAGAGCCGACTTCAAAGATTTCCTCAATGGTGTTGCTCCGGTTCAGGCCGTAAATAGCTTCTTTGCTGCCAATCTTGTCAATATCGGGGTTATAAAGCAGGGTAGTATTGACTACTAAGTCCTGCGGTAAAGTGGTGCTTACATTCAAGCCCTTCGCCAGCAGTTCGTCCATCTTGGAGGCAACGGTAGATGCAGGGTACAGCACTTCAAGTATCTGTAACAGTCCGTCCTCGTTAGCTACAACGGTATCACAGCCGTACGGATAGAATTTGAGCAGGAATTTAATCCAAGCGGTCTTGGTCAAGGCAGCACTGAAAGACGCATCAAGGTCTTTTGCCTTATGCTTCGGCGCAGCGTTGTTGTTACCGTCACCGTCTTTGATAACGGCCAAGATTTCAGACACTTTGTTGTTAGCCGCCTCAGTGCCTATCCGGTTGATGTGACGTTCAAAGAGTTCTAGGCTCATTCTCCGCAGTGCTTCGTAAGATGCCTCTACTGCACGACCATACTTGTAGAGGGTGATTGCAGTATCGCCCAGTTTGATTCTTGCTAAGGGCAGGTCGGCAGCTTCAGTTACACGCCGCATCTCGACTGCTTTCTTGTTATCGGTATCGTCCCAGTCAAGGTAAGATGCCTTGTAAACGTTAGAGTCAATCGGGGTACGAGTAGCCACAAGGTAATTAAATATCGGAAACTCGGTCATGGCCTGTACCAAGGTTCTGGCTACATACTCGGGGAACAATATTTTGTTCTCATTGGTCCGGTAGAAAGCGTCTACCTTGGATGAGAAGATGTTTTTGTCGCGAACGGTTTTAGTGAGGATTCCAGCCTCTTTCATCAGTCTTTCAAAAGCATCTAAGCCGCTACCTTCAGTGGCAGGGTCCAAGCTTTCTAAGAGCATGGAAAGAGTCATATCTTGGGAATGTGCCTGCTGGTACAGGTCAGGGGTCAAGTTGCTTAAAGTAAATTTTCTCATCGTATTATTTCACTTCCTTTCTTTCAATTAACCGATAAAGACCATTACAGGTCCGGTTGCATCGGTTGTCATAACCGCATCAGCACGAGCAACTCCAACAGCTCCAGTAGATGCCAAGACAGCACCAGAGCCATCAACCACCAGAACATTGCCGGGGTTGGGTAGAGAACCGGAGACTCCGGGGGCATAGGCATAACCCCTGGTTAAAACAGTCATGTTGTTGTCATAGTCATAGGACTCAACCACTCCCAACAGAGGGTCGCCAGTATTGCCGAAGCCAGCTTCAAACGGGCTAGCACTCCAAGTTACAGCCTTTCCGATTACAGCAGTGCGTCCGGCAGTAGTACCAATGCCACCAGCAGCAGCGACAGCAGCCGCTAAAGCCGCGTCAGCCTTATAAGTCATTCCGAGTTTGCCAATTCCTTCATGGTCAATTCCACCTCTTGCCATTTGTGAAACACTTCCTTTCTGTTATTGATAGGCATAAAAATAACCGCTAAATTAGCGGCTTGTTTTAGGGTAGTTATATACTTGCTAGAGTCTGTTACCTTCCAACCTTAAAGGCGTCATCAGGAAGGGTCTGTGCTATGGTCTGCTGGTTAAATGAGCTTGACTGTCTGTCAGTAGGGATTTCCTCTTTCGCCTGTTTCTCAAAGGTAGCCATAATGTCCTTGATGCCTTGAGAACTCATGCCAGCGAAAGTGTTCTTCCAAGTCTCAGCCGGGAAGTCGTTGCCCTGCGCTCTTACGCCCATTGCCACTGCATCTTCCACCAGTTGAGCCATGTAGTCCATGCCTTCCTTAGCATAGGTCAGCACTTTGTCAGCAGGCAGTTCTTTGCCCAGCTTTTCAGTTGCTTGCTCTTGAGTCATAAACGCTTCGGGAGCAGCAGGAGGGTCAACAGCAGACGCATTAGCCAGAGCTTCGGCTACTGCTTTGTCGACAGCTTCTTTTACCAGAGCATCTACTTGTTCCTGAGTATAGGTTACGGGTTCACTCATTTTAGGGTCACTTCCTTTCAAACTTGATAAATCGGGGACTGAAAAAGTATTGCCTTTTGCAAGGTCATCTTTTTTGAAATAGGTCATTGCACTACCGCGGTTAGAGCTGTACTGACAATAGGTTGTAATATCAGACGGCAATTTTTTTACTTCTTCACGAGGCATTTCGTCAAGAAGGATAAAGGCTTTTTGAGTCTCGCCTGCACCATCCTTTGAAAGCACTCCCGCAGTTGGATAAGCACCATCCCAAACGCCCGATAATTCACCGAGCCAGCCGGGGGGCTTACCAATGATATAACACAATTGCCCATCATAGTCTTGTCCACGCCAATGTTCACACTTGCCGCTGTAATACTCATTGCCGCAAATGGAACAAATTGAAGTATTGAAACCGAATCCGACTGATACATCAAATAGCGTACCATCCTCTATATCAGCTATGATACCGTCAGTTGAAACACCGTCTTTTTCCTTACCGCGAACGATGTAGGTATCGCCATACAAGGCCCAGTTCTCGCCTTCCATTTCACCATCACTTTTCTTTAAAGTAGCATCAAATGTGCGACCGTAAGGATAAGCTGGTTTTGGCCTAAACATTCCTGCCCACGGATGGTCTAACATGAAGGCTATGCCAGTTCTGGCATCATTGCGGAACACTTCTAGCAGGGACTTGTGAAGTTTCAAATACCTCTCAGGAAGAAGCGCATCGCCTACCATCTTGGTTGGAAAAGCAAAAACCTCATCTTTCGATAAGGTCCTTTTTGCCAGCGCATTTATCTTTTCCAGTTGCCCCGCTGTAGGGACTCCAAAATCAGCCAATCATTTCACCACCTTTCACTGTATCATTAAATTAATTGACTGCATCTTTCAGCGTTCTACCAGCCTTAAAGACAATACTTTTCTTGGCAGGTACTTCAATTTCTTTGCCAAAAGATAGATCGTGCGAGCAGGTTTTCTCCTAATGGAGAAGCAACCAAATCCTGTCAGCATAACTTCGTCGCCTTCAGCTAAGGCATTGGTCACGACTTCTTGAAACGCCTCTAGGAATCTCGCGGTTTCAGCTTGGGTAAAGTCAGCTTCACGGGCTATCTCCTTGATAAATTCAGCTTTAAACATTGTGTTTTTCCTCCTTTAAATTTTCTTTTTGCACGGTCTATACTCATATATTGACTTCACGGGGGCAGGGTCCTCAATCCCACAGTTGCGACACACATAAAGCAATTTCCCGCTTGGTGTGGTCCTATCAGATAACTTCCAATCGTGAACGTGACCGCTTACTCTCTCCCTGCCGTAATTCACCCGGCAGTTGTTCATCGGTTGCATCACGAGAATCACCCCCTCCTTTTTCCAG